TAGCTATAGATGCTAATAACACTATAACTGAAATAGTAGCAGGTACAGTTACTGATGATGGACCTACTATTAAACAATTAAATAGTTTCCAATCTACCGGAGTAACTGGTACTGATGCTTTTGGAGATAGTATGTCTATTTCATCAGATGGCCTGATATGTATAGTTGGTGCTGTGGGTGCATCTTCTAATACTGGTAGAGCTTATACATTCGTAAGAGCTACTACTTCTGATGCTTGGACTGAACAGAATAGTTTTGTAAGTAGTAGTAGTGTGGGCGGTGATTATTTTGGGGGAGGAGTAGCATTATCAGCAGATGGGTTAATATGTGCAGTTGGCGCATGGGGAGTATCTTCTAATACTGGTAAAACTTATACATTCACAAGAGCTACTACTTCTGATGCATGGATTGAACAGAATAGTTTTATAAGTAGTAGTACTACAACTGGTGATAGTTTTGGCTCAACGGTATCAATAACTCCAGATGGTCTAATATGTATGGTTGGCGCTAATGGAGTATCTTCTAGTACAGGTAGAGTTTATACATTCACAAGAGCTACTACTTCTGATGCTTGGACTGAACAGAATAGTTTTGTAAGTAGTAGTAGTGTAAGTGGCGATAGTTTTGGTACAGCTGTATCATTATCTGCAGATGGGTTAATGTGCATAATTGGCGCTTACCTTGTATCTTCTGGTACTGGTAGAGCTTATACATTCACAAGAGCTACTACTTCTGATACTTGGGCTGAGCAGAATAGCTTTGTAGCTAGTGGTCTAGGGTCTAATAGTACTTTTGGTAGATCAGTAGGTATATCTGGTAATGGACTAGTTTGTATAGTTGGTGCATTTGGAATATCTTCTAACCAGGGAGCTGCTTATATATTTAAAAGAGCTACTACTAGCGATACATGGACTCAAGTTCATGAGATAACTGACCCAGGAGCTACTGGTAACGATCAATTTGGTACAGGTTGTTCTATAACACAAGATGGTACTATAGCATTAGTAGGTACATGGTCTAACAATAATAGTACAACTACAGCTAATAAAGTATATACATTCGACTTAAATGAATCTTATTCTATAGATACATCTAGTGCTAATTTAACTACTGTACCAACTAAAGTATTTTATAATGATAATTTAGATGTTAGTGTATGTTTAGAAGCTACTAAAGATAAAATTCTTACTGCACCAAAAGAAGATTTAAATATAATTCCTTCATTATCAGCTACTGATGGATCATCTATTACTACTGAAAAAAGAGTTGTTACTGGCGAAGTTATTGAAGTAGATGAAGTGACAGCCAAAGCGGGTACTAGTACTTATACAAATACTGTTAGTAATGTAGATCCATTCGGTGATGGTTCTGGCATAGCATTATATGAATTCAACGGTAATGCTAAAGATACTGGAGGTAAATATAATGGTAAACTACAAGGTGGTTATAAATTTGAGAATTCAAAGCCAGGATATGGCGAAGGTGTAATGTTTGATGGAAGTTCTGGATTTAATCAACTTTCAGCTCTTCCGTTTACAAACAATTATAATAAATCTTGGTCATTTATAGTGAAAACACCTGCTACTTCCACAAGTAACAACTGGTGTTATCTATATGGCACAAATAACCAGGGATGGTTGAGTGTTGGTCTTGAAATTAGGATTCATAGTAATTTTATAAATATGAGTTACTGTAATGGCAGCGGACACCAGGCTGCTAATCTTGAATGTAATATACCTAGTGATAAATTTATTAATATAGTTATTAATGTACATACAGATGCCTCAGTAGAAATTTTTATAGATGGTAAATTAGCGAAAACTGGTAATATAGAAGCTAATTTAACTGGTAACCCAATCAATCCTATTATTGGTGGTAAGTATACAAATAATGATGGCACATATTATTTAAATTTATTTTTAGATCAAGTTAGGCTATTTAATAGAACATTAACAGCTACTGAAGTAGCTAAACTTTATAATGAAATTAGAACAGATATTTTAATACCTAATCATAAATTAACTAAATTACCTTATATAGCATTAAGAGAACCTGGTTATGAATTAACTAAAGTTTCTTCAACAACTACTCAATTTGTAGGTAATCTTCCAGGAACTCAAAATGTAACATTAGCTACTGGTGATACTGTTGTTATAGACGGAGCTAATGTTGCTCTTACTAGTACAACGACTACTGGTTTCGGAGTGTTAGATTTAACTAATCCAATATTAGTAAATAGTTTCCAATCTACAGGAGTAATTGGTACTGATGCTTTTGGTGCTAGTACATCTATATCACCAGACGGACTAATATGTATAGTTGGTGCCCCGGGAGTATCTTCCTATACTGGTAAAGCTTATACATTCACAAGAGCTACTACTGCTGATGCGTGGGCTGAACAGAATAGTTTTGTAAGTAGTAGTACTGTAAGTGGTGATTACTTTGGTCAAGATGTATCATTATCAGCAGATGGATTAATATGTATAGTTGGTGCTTTTGGTACGTCTTCTAGAACTGGTAAAGCTTATACATTTACAAGAACTACTCCTGCTGATGCTTGGACTGAACAGAATAGTTTTGTAGCTAGTGGTAGTGTAAGTGGTGATCGTTTTGGTAATGGTGTATCGTTATCATCAGATGGATTAATATGTATGGTCGGTGCATGGGGAGTATCTTCTAATACTGGTAAAGCTTATACATTCACAAGAGCTACTACTTCTGATGCTTGGACTGAACAGAATAGTTTTGTAAGTAGCAGTAGCGTAAGTAATGATCATTTTGGAACTAGCATTTCACTATCATTAGATGGGTTAATATGTATAGTTGGTGCAGATGGAGTATCTTCTGTTACTGGTAGAGCTTATACATTCACAAGAGCTACTACTTCTGATGCTTGGACTGAACAGAATAGTTTTGCAGCTAGTGGTTTAGGATCTAATGATATATTTGGTAGATCAGTAAATATATCTAGTAATGGACTAGTTTGTATAGTTGGTGCATATGGAGTATCTTCCGGTAAGGGAGCTGCTTATATATTTAAAAGAGCTACTACTAGTGATACTTGGACTCAAGTTCATGAGATAACGGACCCAGGAGCTCTACTAATAAGAGTACAACTACATCTAATAAAGTATATACATTTAAACTTGGTGATCCATTCACACAGTATACTTTAGGATTTAGTGCCTTATCTACTGCACCTGCGACTGCTCTTATCCCAGATAGATCAGTTAAACTCACTAAGTCTTCCAGGCTTTATGATGGTACTAAATTCACTATTACATTTAGTAACTATAATAAACAAGGTAGAGCTGTACAACGTAAAATAGTTGCTGCAAGAAAAGATACTACTGTTTTAGAACCGTTAACATCTGATCTTAATAAATTAGCATAATCATGATAAACTAGCTTGTCATAATTAGTCACAAGCAGTTTACATTAAATGGCGTAAATCATTTATTTATACACTAGTAGCTATAGCTACTAGTGTATATGTTTTCATTTTCATGATATTAAAATATAAGTAAAGGATCTATTATGGAAACACCTACAAGAGAAGTGCAACTCACCATAGCATTAAAATACCGACCAAAACCTAAAACTAATTTTTTTTGGGGATTAGTTATAAAAGGAATACAATGGAGAACTAATTCTAAATATTTTCATTCAGAACTTATTATAGATAATGAATGGTTATCAGCTTACCCTATTAAAGGTATTCGTTTACATCCACTTAGACCTACTTTAAAGCATGATCAGTGGTTCTTTTTAGATTTGGGTAAACATACTGTTACCGAAGAACAATATAAAAAGATTATGGACTTCATACACGATGTTGTTGGATCTAGATATGACTTCTTAGGCATTTTCTTTTCACAACTTATTAAAATAGGTGTTGATGATAAACACCAATGGTTCTGTTCAGAAATTGTATCTAAAATATTACAACTATTTTTAGTAAAAGAGTATATAGATATAGTGCCTAATGATTTAGCACCAGGGGACCTTTATAGGTTATCAAAATATAGGTTGAAATAATGACTAATTCTGATATTATCTCTAATTACTACTACAATATGGTACAGTCTTTAAATAATTTTCCATTAAATAAGTCTTCTAATCAATCTACTGGATCTACTACACCTTGTGGTCCTTGTAAACCAGAAGACACCTATGAGTTATATTATAAGAATTTAAAAAGTTATCCATTTACAGTTGATATGTCTAATGATAATTATTTAATAACTAAATTTAGTTTACCAGATGGTAAGGTTATAGTACTAACTACTGATATGAGAGATCCCAATAATATAATTTCAACTTTCAGTGGAGATGTACCCCCAAATATGCCATTAGTTAAGACCACACATATTACATCAACAGATATAACTGTAACCTATGTGTAACTACTCTTACCTAGCTTATTAGGTAAGAGTTTTTCTATCAAAATTTAAAGGAGTTAAAATGCATAGAGCAGACATTAAATTATTAATTAGGTATATTATTTTAGCATTTTTTATGTACTTAGCATGGATGGTAGTTAGCCCAGCATGGATTATAAATCTTAAAGGTGCTGATCATATGACAATAAATGTTATTATTGGTGCGGTTTATGGTGCGTTAACATTAGTTTTAAAAGAACATATGAATACTAAAATTTGTGACGATACACCGCCTACTGATAATCAGAATAAGGAACCATAATGTTTATGACATTACTACTTAAAAATTGGAAGACGATCGGCGTAGGTGTGATCTTATTAGCTATAGGATCTTATATATTGATCTTAAGATCTAAAATAAGTGATTTAAAGTCAGATAGAGATGTATTAAAAACATCTATAATCAAATCTAATCTTGAAATAAAAAGGTTATTAAGAGAGAATAAAGCTACTCTTATATCTGTACAACATATCAAGGACGATAATAATAGGCGTATACAATTATGTACAGAACAAAATAAAATATCTTCAGATAAAGATAAAAAGTTATTACATATAATAGATATACTTAAACATACTAAACCTAGAATTAAAATTGTTACTAAAAAAGTCTATACAGTTAAAGACTGTAAAGTTACTGTAGAGGATACTGATAATAGTAATACTATATTAGGTAACTTAAATGACACTATAAAGGGGTTGTGATGTATAAGCTAATATTAGCCTTTAGAAGGACATTTATAGCTACTGTATCATTAATGTTAGGTAGTCTAATTTTAACAGGCTGTGGGCCAGTAGTGGACCGTATCGTACCGGGTCCAACTAAAATGGTATATGTTAGGAATAAAATAACAAACATTCCTCCTAAACCTGCACCTATAAAGAATGTTAGATTTAAAAAGATTATATTTGGTAAGCATGTTTATTATGGAGTTAACAGAAATGATGCTATAAATTTAACAATAGGTCTATTGAACACAATAGAATATAATAAAAAATTACTTAAAGTAATACAAACATACAATGATAGTAATGCATCTAAGTAAATAACATAGAAGGAGAAATAATGGCACTAATAAACACCATTGATAGTATAGTTACTACAATAAATAATTTAATCACTGCTATGAGAAACACACAAACTTATGTAGGTATTACAAGTAGTATTACAGATAGTACATTAACAGGTAGAATTTATTTAATGGAGAAGTTAAAAACATTTAGGTTTTATGTTTCAAAAAGTTCTACAGATATTACATCAACTGAAGCACTTGCTATTACTGAACCTAATTTCCTACACATTAATACCAATAAGAAAAGGTTTGAATATTTAGATAAGACAGATAAAAAATGGCTTACAATTAATTATAAAGAAATAGGCATTGATTTTTCTATAGAACATATTAACATATATAATGTCAATGGAACATTTTCTGATGGATACGATGTATCGCGTCTTATACAGGATAACAAAAAATTAGAAGATGATAAATATTCTAGATATAGAAAACGCGATTACTCTATTTACGATGGATGGGGTAGAGTATATGTGGGTGGTAACTATATATTCATAAACGGAGAAGCTTTAAATTATAATAAGGCTATTTATAATAATGGTGCTTTAATGTTATTTAAACTAGAAGACGTAACTAATATAAGATTTGCTGGAAGAACTGGTATGGATTGGGTAGGTAAAGTAGTGATAGATGACAGGACTATATCTATAAATGGTACCACTGCCTATTATAATAGTAAACATATTGAAAATGGATGGGGTAATTCTCCTACTATTAACCATTTAGTTATATCTATGAATAATGTATCTGATCACTCATATTCTAATAATACTGCTAGTGACTATGATGAGTACAGCTGGGAGTCTCCAGAAAATGTAGCTTACTTGGCTATATACTGGTGTGCTACTACTACTGATATAACTTGTTTAACAGATAAATTAATACAAGGATGGTTCGGATGATCTATTATCTTTATGATATTGAAAATAATAATATTTATTTAAGTCAAAGTACAAATCCATATGATAATTCTACTACAATAGCACCTCCGTCTATAGACAGAGAAGATTATAGTTTTGATACCACTAAACAAGTTTGGTCTAAAAATAGTACATTCTTAGCGACTAAAAAAGCAAATGATTTGACTACAAGAATAAATGAATTGCTGCTTAGATTCGATAGTATTTGTAATCAAAAAGTAGAAACTGCATTTACTACAGTGACTGGAAACCCTTATTCTGAATTACTAATAAAAAGATATGAAACTAAATATTTAGTTGCTAAACGCTTTATTGCTACAGGCGATACTGCTGATAGCGATACCTTGTCATTAGAAGCCGGATTCAATAATTTAAGTGTTACAGATTTTGCGAATCTTATTATTAAGATGGGCGATACTCTCAAGTCTACTCTAGACACATTAAATATTAAAATTGATGCAGTTAGAGTTAGAATAAAAAATATTCTTCTTGTTGATAAGGATTTAACTAAAGCTAAAACTATTTTAATTAAGTTTGAGGCTTTACCATATACTGCAACAAATGCTGATATTGTCGCAATCTTTTCATAATTATTACTCATTGATTTTTTCACAGTTAATATTCATTGAAGTATTAACTATTAATTTAATAAGGAGGTAATTATCATCTATGAGCTATCCAACTAAGAAAGACATTATCGCCTTATTAGATAGTGTAAATACAAAAGAAATAACATTAGCATCTAGGGTAACCACGTTAGAAGCTGAAATTAAAAAACTTAGAATGGAACTTAATATTCTCCAAAACAATACATGCTTGGATGATACCATGAAATTTATGTTCAAACCTATGAAATAAATATTCATTAAGGAGTATATAATATGAGTAATATTATGAAGGTAAATAGCAGCAATATGATTGCGTTTAGTGCTAAAGACGCATATGGTGCTGATTTTAAAGTTAACATTTTTGATATGAAAACTGGTAATGTGATTATTAAAGATGCACCTCTAATTGAAGGAGTAGAACCAATAACTGCGGCAGCTACAACTATTTCTGCTAATCAAGATGTTAGTATGAATAAAATAGTTGTAGCAGATGCAACAATATATACACCGGGAGATAGAGTTAGTATAAGTAATAATATTTATAGGATTCAATCTACAGATACTACTACGAATACTTTAGTGTTGAATAAAGGATTAATAGTAGCTGCTACAGCTAAAGATGCAGTTACTAAAGTTGGCAATTTAAGTGCCTTTTATGTTGAGTTATATGTTACGAAAATAGGGTTCTTTTTGATTCAAGCTAGGGATAGCAAATTCGGGTTACAATATACAGAATCAGTAGATGTTCGTAGCGTATTACTTGACGAGACATTAAGTCAAATCGGAGGTAATGTGGATCAAGTTATGGAAGAAACAAAATCTTCTTTTGGATTCAGAATTGTCATTTAGATTTGGCTTTAATAAACGTTAGGTCTAGTTAGAACCTTATCTTAGATTAAATTTAACAATTAAAAATAAAAAGGATTTTAATATGTCTAGTATTAAAAAAGCTGGCGTCGCGTTTGACGTATTTGTAGATACCTCTAAAGATATCTTAGGTAAACCGTCTGGTTTTTCTGGTAAAATAATCTCTAATTCAACTGGTGCAGAAATTACTTTGCCAACATTTACTGAAGTTGTTGAAACTATAACTGCTGCAAGTACAACTACATCTGCTGCGGCTGCAATAGGTTCTAGAACACTTCCTGTATCAAGTGTAACTGGGTTCGAATTAGGCGACACTATTCTTGTATCTGGTAATTATTATGTTGTTACATCTATAGATTCTAATGCTAAAACATTTGGTCTTAATAAGGATTTAGAAGGTGCTATAGCAGCTAGTGCTGCAGTTGATAAAGCTGGCAACACTGGTACATATAAAGCTTCTGCTACTGTAAGTACAGTTGGTGATTATGTAGTAGTTATGTCTAACTATGAACTTGGTATGGGTAATGTTTCATATCCACTAACTATCGAAAGTGCTAATATCGACGATGTTAAAGGTGTAGTTGACGCAGTACAAACTGATGTTACCGCTATCCAAAGTAAAGTAAATACTCTAAGTACTACAGCATTAGCTGATATAAGTACACAAATTTCATCTGTAGATAATGTTGTTAGTAATATCAAAGGTATGCTAGATGGTGCTCAAGATGTTATACTTACTATTAATGGTGACGAAACAGCAAAACTTGTTGTTGGCGATACTGTAACTGGTAATACTTCTAAAGCATCTGGTATAATCAGTGCATCTACTTATGATTCAAACACTAGTCTTACTACAATCACAGTTAATAATGCAACTGCTGCATTCTCTGCTGGCGAAACATTAAGTAATGGTAGTGCATCTACAACTGGTACTATACAAAGTATTATTAATGATGCTATCAATGATGTTTTAACTTTTGTTAAAGATATTAATAATGCACTAACTACTGGTGGTTCTTCACTAGCTGCTCTACAATCATTGAATGATAATATAGAGTATATGCTACAAGGTAGTGCAAAACTATCTGATGGTTCAGCTAACCCTCTTGCTGGTATGGGTCTAAATGATATCATAACTGCAATCGCTGCTGTTAAAGCTGATACTTCTGCTATTCGTACATTGGCTGAAGATTCTGCATATGGATTTGCTGCTATAAGAACTGCTGTTGATAATGGTAGAAATTCAATCGAAAGTGCAATCGCTGCATTAACTGATACTAGTGTAGCTACTTCATTAATTTCTAAAATTAATGCTGCTGAAACAGCAATTGCTGCTAATGCTTCTACTCTAGGTGATTCTGTATATGGTCTTAGTGCTATCAAAACTGAACTTGATACTTTAAGTGCAACATTTGCTAGTGGTGGTTCTATTGAGAAACAACTCACTAATCTTGAATCATACACTCAGAACTTGTCATCTGCTATCGCAGCACAAACTGCTCATATCGATGGTAAATTTGCTGATGTTATGACTGGTATTGACAAACTTGGTGCTAGAACTAGTTACAAAGTTTTTGCTTAATCTTTCTACAGGAGCAATTGCTCCTGTACACTATATTGATAGTACCGAGGTATAAAGCATATTTAGCTAGTATCAATATTAATTAAAAAGGAAGGTATATGCAAAAGTATGAAATGCTTGAGAGGGGACAAACTAATGTAAAGGTTACCACGAATGCTCCTGGCAATTCTTTAATTGTATATAAATTAGCCGAAGATAGTAACGGTAAGGTAATCTTAACTAATATAACTGAAACATATCCAGTCGTTATTACTATTGCTCATGGGTTATTTTCACAATATTTATTAAGTGCTCCAAGTGAAGATTGTTATTTATTATGTTTACTAAATGGAATGCCTAAGTTCTTTCGGGTAGGTACTCCTACTCTTAGAGCTTTCATATATAATGGAGTTAGTGGTGCGACTATACCATATAGACTTTTAGATTTTAATGGTAATATTATACAAAATTCAAATCTAACTGAAATAGGAAATGGTATATACTGTATGAAACCAGATGACGTTGGTGATTACATATTAGATATACAAAATATGGGACCTGTTCCAATACATACTCCATATATTATAGATATGGCTGGTATGTCCGGTAAGATCATATTTCAAAAAGATACTTGGGCAATATTAGCTATCCCTAAATCTAATACTAGAATAAATGATATTATTACAGATATTGAAAAGAAATATAATATTAAAGGTAATACCATCTTTAATATATTTTCAGCTTATCCTGACACTTCTCTACAAGAAGGTGAAATGTTAGATTTCATACCAGGAGTAACTTCAATAACAAGTAAATATAATTTTCCGTTAGTAATAAAAGATATCGATAAGGGTGTGGAGATTGTCGGTTTTTGGTGTAAAACCTTAAATTACCAACTTAAAGATAGTGACGGTAATGATGTACCTGATTTAATAGAATATGAATGGTATGCCTGACAACTATAGTCACTAGGTATTAACCTAGTGACTATAGTTATATATTATGTCTTTCTAGCTTATTAGAAAGAGGCTCTATGTGTAAAATTTAAACAATTATAAAAGGATAGTATTTTGTTAGTACAATATAATATATGCGGTAATCTAACCGTTAAAGGAAAACCAGTTACAGCTACATACACTGTGAAAAATCTTGATACTAATTTTATTAGTAAGGCCTACATATCAGCAAAAGGTTTTTATAATATAAACTTAGCTAATTTTCCTAACAAACAATTTAAAGAAGGTGATGTCATATCTATAGAATTTAAGTACATAGATAATGACGGAGTTAATTATTATACTAGGATAGCTGTAGCTATAAGTAGTCGTCTACACATTAATGTGATTGATGTAATACTCGTATCTAATTGGGATCATACGTCACAAATAGATATAACTTCATTATATCCTGGTAAAATAAAAGTAAATTTTATAGCTAATATGTATACAACTATCTTATTTAAATTGTATTATAAGTATAATAATAAGTATCAAGAAGTGGAATCTGGTACTATAACTAAATCATCTATCACCATGTTAAATTTTCCCTATAGTGGTAAATTTATGTTAGTTGGTTATGTATTCTACGAGTCTAGTTTACTATCATATTCACAAAAAGAATTTGATATAACTTCAGCGGATACAGCAAATAGTAGACATTATATAGAATGGGAGTAAATTATGAGATATAGCGAAAATGAGCATGCGATTTTAGTGGGTCAATTTAGTCCAAATGAAACTGTAAAGATACGTATATTAGATTTAGAACATGATTTAGAAATATCATTAATAAACAATATATGTAACGAAAGTAATACTATTCCCGGTATTTATTTATGGGATACAAAGTATATAGATACTAGTAAAATAAGTACATATATTAATTTACTATATGAAATGACTGATTCTAATAATAATAAATATTATGGAAAGTTTGTATATGGCGGATATGTGGATAAACTCATAACAGATATGCTAAAATTATCAGATAATTCTGGTACATCTACAGGATCTACAAATGATATTATTTTAAAATTAGTTAAAGTAATCAATGCAAGAATATAATTTTTTGAATACAACAAAATAAGGATATAAAATGGTAGCTATTAGAATAACTGATTTAGATTTACCTACAGGCGTCAAACATACAGCTACAGATTGGCAGATAGCTACTGACCCATTATTTAGTAATATAATTTTAGAGTCTTTAGATGATACTAAAAACTTAACATCTATAATGTGGACTAATATACTAGACCCAGATAATAAGTATTACGCTAGGGCTAGAAGCCTTTTAAATACTGGCTGGACTATATGGGGTAATTTAGATATTTTCATCCCTAAAGATGTTTATACTATTGATAATAATATAGATATGCCAGGAACAGTCACACCACCTACTATTAAAACTAATAGCTTAATCAATAATCATATACCCACTATGTTTACAATAACTGTTAGTGATTTTAATACTACTGGTACTGCGATACATACCGCTACTAGTTATATCATTACAGATATAAATGGTAAGTATGTTTGGTCTAACATATATAATGAAGTTGATAAAGACAGTATATTAGTAGATCAACCTATTTTGAAACGAGGAAATGTCTATCTTATTAAAGCAGCATTCCATACTTCTAGCGATGATGTCTCACAATTTTCTACATTAGCTATACATGTTGTAAAACAAGAAGTTATGATAGTGGGACCTAATTATGATTTCAATGTAACTATTCCTAATGTACTTAGATTTAAATATCTTTGTGATGCTACCTCTAGCATATGGGATATATATGCTGTAGAAAATGATGGATTAACTAAAGTAACATCAATCCATAGCATGCGTGGTGATCCACATAGTATAGTAATTCCACCTAATAGTTTAAAAACTGGGCAAATTTATTATGTAGGAATTGAGATTACTAAAACTGACGGTACTAAATATCCGATTGCATATGATGAAATTAGTACTTTCTACAGTGGAGCAGAGTCTAACGTTAACATTCATAACGAAACCAATACTTTCTATATAGAACCAAAATCTAATACCAATATACCTATCGGCGGATAATTCATTATACCTATATTTACACTAGTAGCTTATAAGCTACTAGTGTAAAATAAAGTATCTAAACCCTTTTCATCCATCCACTAAAGAATTTTTCTTGTTTAGGATTTCTTTTTACGATATTATAATATCGCATAAACTGTAATCCACTAATTACTTTTAGTAAAGATGGTTTATCATAACTTTCCAATGAATGTAAAGCTTTTAAGGTAGTGGGACCCGCAAAGCTATCTACTGTCATATCAGGAAATAATTTCTGATTTCTATTCATTAGGTTTAAAGCTTCTTGTAAAAACTCTGCAGCAGACCCTACACCTTGGTTAACAGCTGAATCAAACAATTCTATAGCTAATTTATTACTAAACTCACCAATTGTAGTTAAGTTCATATGTTTAGTATTCCAATAATTATCATAATATATTTTCTTAGCGTCAGCTAATGTTAAATTTTTAATATCTAAATTTGGATAATCCGCTTTAGCTATTCCATATTTTGTTTCGCCGCCTGGGTCAGTTGGGTCATTTACATAACCACCTTCAAATCCTATTATTACCCCAAATGCTTGGTTGTATAATTCTGAATCCATGTGTGTTCCTTTATTATTTGTCCGACTTAGAATAACTAAGCGGATAGATTGTGTAAGCAGGTTTCACTGCTCAATGAACTATTGAAACTTTGTATTTCCTTCTTTAAAATCTAAATGATTCACTATCTGCGCCAGTGTCATTTTCTTCAAATGCAATATGTTTATCGTCATTTATGTTTTCTTTAATAGGTGCATTCTTAGGGAATGGTAAGCTGAATACCATCTTCTCATCTGGTAGTATTCCCGGCTGCCTATCTTTGCCTCTACCCACAATTAATTTCCATTTTCGTTTAACACTAACTTTAGTTAGATATAATTCGAGATCTACTACTTGGTCTAGTTGTCTGGAACCTTGGAAGTAACCTTTATTTGCAACTTCATTAATAAACTCTTTTCCTTTAATGCCACCTCGTAACAAACCTTTAGCTTCAGTACTAAATTGATGATTAGTAATGGTAAGTATTTTGTGCCTTTTTATTCTATATGTATCGTTACTACATATACGATTAGTTGGTTTATAACATTATCTTCATAATGTAACTAATCAGCTAGTACTCTCATACTAGAGTAGACTATATCATGATCTGTTATTCAATTAGATAACAGACCCTCTACATTTCGTCTTTAAGGGGACCATACCCCACCACTTGGCGCTACTCCCGTCAGGGATAGTCGTTGAACTCACACACTCCTACTAGAGGATAGTTCTCACTATTTAAGGTGCTTCGCTGCGTCGATTACCTACATATCCTACAAGGTTTTTACGATGCCTATTGACTATATTACGTCATAGGTATTACAGTCTATTTCTAGCTGTAAGTCGTACTTGTTGGCTTTAAGGGTTCCCCGCAATTAGAAGAGTTTGCATATAATGTCACCACTATATGGGCCTAGATAAATAAGCCGAGCTAAAATTTCTAACTCTATTAAATAAGTCTAGTACATCATTACCAGTTGGACCTGAAGTAACACATCCGGTTGTTGGTAACTTATATAAGTAATCTATTAACATAGCATGGATTTCATATCCATTTGCTTCTAATTCTAATACTTTATTAAATAAAGATTTATAAGTCCACTCACTTGGGTTAACTCTCATCATTTTAACATGATAACCATTTACACTTAATCTCTTTCTAATGTAAGATGCTACTTCAGCACCAGTAACTTTAGTTAGATCTGGTAATTCATTATTTTCGTTATAATATAAATATCTATACATAAATTCTGTAAATACTTCACTATCATCTTCAAAACTTATATATAATATAAGTGGCTTCTTAGTCGGATCATCTAAGGCTGGTTTATTATGCATAGCGAATTGCATAAACAAACTCTGCATAAACCCAGATTTATAATTATGTTGTAATGCTGCTATCATACACATAATGCCACGTCTGAATCCATTTTGTGTCATTTCATTAAGTTCTTTCCATCCACTTAATAGCTTACCTCCTTCAACTTTTTGGTTTTTAACTTTATTTAATACTGCACCTAATCCATTTTCATCACCAATATCTAATTCGTCCATGATACCAGGATCCTTAGTTCTCGCTTTAAGAGATAATGCTTCTAGTGCAGTTATTAATTTTTGTGTATAAGCTGTAATGGTATCACCGTCTAATTTACCCGTTCTCATTTGATATGATGCCTTACTTATAGTAGCTTTCAGTTTCTCCTCTTTATAATAATTATTAATAAGATTTCTAATACTAACTACTGTTCTCTTAAGGCTAGCTTGTGAAAATTCATTATCAATAGCATTTGTTACAATTTTACATAGATCTGGTTTATTCTTAAATATTAAATTAATACTTTGTAATAAAGAAACTTTATCATAATTATCAGGATTATTTAATAGATCTAATATTAGATGTTTTAAGTCATCTTCTACACTACCGTCACCACCTATGAACTGATTATCCCTATTGTCACTGGTAAAGACAGATAAGACTGTTCTTACTAAGTCTTTACTATCACTGGTGTCATTCTCTATTTCTTTCTCTCTATATAAAAGAGTTAACATCTTTATTAATATCTCTAGTTTAGACATTTTAATTCCTTGTACTTTTACTATTTTTACTAATAAAATAAACTATTCATACTTTTTTGTTAAACTAATTATATGTGAATATTTAAAATTAGGTAGTTATAGCGATTTATTTGAATAAAAGAATAAAACATAATAGGAGTTAATATGACGCCACTATCATCACCACTTTCAGGGACACTTTATGGTCCTGGTAAAACAGGCCGGCAATTGATATATGAAACACCAAGTGTTGTTTATATACCAGATTTTTTATCATCTGCATTAAATACTAGTACCTTAATAGATATAGCAGGTATTGGATTTCAAATGGATAAACGTTTTTATACGTATGATAATGTGGCTAGAGAAGCTATAATAAAGATATTTAATGCTAAACTTTCTAAATATGATATTAGTAGCTTTATAAGTATAAATCAATATCTATACGAATTCATAAATAATAGTAGACCGCACCTTATGAATAATTTAGTTGATTTTTTAACTAACGGAGAGCTTAATGACTTCCGTACTATACCTGGTAGTAATGATAAAGAATACTTAGATGTATTAAATATTCTAAAAAGTTCGAATACTATGAGTGAAAATAAAAATGACATTTATAACTTTATTCATGCAGATGGTATAATATTTGTTATTCTTCACGAAGGTTTTAGTAATTTAGTAATAGACAGTAACGATGGTCTTCAATCATTTCGGGAAGACCTACTTAATAGTATGTATAGTAATTTTAATGATGAACAAGTTAGTTCAACTAGATTGTTCAAAACGTTCTTAAAAAATAAATAAAAAGTGAGGAATCAGAATATGGCTGGTAAAAAGAAAATAGTCAAGGATTTGTTAGATACTCTAACATTAAATATTGGTGACGAAGGTCTAAATAAAAGAAAAGAGTTAACAAACTTTGTAATCTCTAATGAAGATATGGATTCAGCATCACGTGAGTCAGCTACAGTTGTGCTTGATAAACTACAAGATACTGTTAGCAGAACTTTAAGCGCTGTATTGTCACAAGAAGATATGGACGCATCTCAGTTTACAGAAGCACAATTTAATGCCGCAAACCAAATCGCTGCATTGGCATTAAATCCAAAAATTGCATTAGATGCATTTCGTAACCCAAAATCTGTTGATGTTAAAGGACCACATAGTGTAATTGGCGCTGACGTTCTAGGTGTAGAAGATATACTACTAGGTGATCAATTGTCTTCTGAAGGTTATGATGGTGAAGCTACAAACAATGCTATATATTTTTCAATTGTATCTAACTTCATGTCAGCAACACAAGATAAATTTGGTGAAGCATTTTTCCCAACTATTAGTATGGACCCAACTGTTTCAGGTGCAACTATTGAATGTGAATTTACTTCAATTTATAAAGAAATAGCTAGAAAAACTGATGGTTCATCTAGTATGAAAGATTTCGATAAAACTCCTATCGTAAAAGCAATCTTTGATAATAAACTATTCGGTAATGATAAAAATAGACTTATTCCAGTTGTAAGAAAGAATAACAGTTCAGTGCTTTTAGCTGACGTTTACTCATTTGTAGAGTATAATGGCTCTGAAGATGTAACTACTGCTCCTTTAGCATTTGGTAAAACTATTGGTCTACTAGGTATTTCTCAAACTGACGCACAACTTGCTAAAGGTGTTATGGATAATACTGATGCACTAGACAGAACTCTTAACTTAGAGAATATCTATTATTCACTAACTGGTACTGACTCAGCTGGAAAAACTGTAACTGAAAACTTTATGGCTAATATATCTATATTACCACATAGTAACTTTACTTATAGCCCACAAGCACATGCAAAATCATTAGGATTAACTTTTTCTAGCGATGCTATTGCAATAGGAACTAGTACTAAAACTACTGTAACAGGTGCAGCTTCTGCTATATTATCACAACTCCCTGCTGGTCACACTATACAAATGCAAACAGTATTACATGGTGATGGCGATACTCAATCTGGTGATATTGCTGTTTATGCTTCTGAAATGAAAGTTGCTGCAATCTTGGATTCTGCAGGTAATGTACTACCAACAACAAGTGCTGATTATGTAACTATTGAGAAAGTAATGTCAACTGTTAAACTTCTAGGTTATACTGTTGAAGCATATAGCACTAACTCTAACCTTAGAAAACGTGGACAGCTTGTTACAACTGACCGTTATATTCAAATTTATAATGTTCCACTAAGAACAGGTGTTACTGTACTTGCTCCAGTTAACTCTATGTCTGGTACTGATAATGATGCAGCTAGATTAACTAGTCAAATTACATATGCTGGTATAAGAACTTCTGTTGATGCAGTTAAAGCACTTGTTAACCATGCTGATATGTTGAATAACATAACTAATAATGGTGTTCCAGTTACAGCTGATCTAATGGGTGTTGGTAGATTCTATGTTGATACATATTACAATGAACTTAACATCGCAATTGATACTCATGTTGATTCTATTAAATCAAAAGATAGACTTGCTGACATTAGAGCTCTTTTAGTTAACAAAATTAAAAATGAAACAGTTAATATGGCTATTAAAGCAAATTACTATATTGCTAATGTTGTCCTTAATGGAGCTAATAATGGTAAAATACAAGTTATCATAGGTACTGACCCGATTATAGGTTCATACTTAACTGAAAATGGCGAAGGTGTTATTGACCTAGGACCTGACTATGAAGGCATTGTTGTTACTACACCTAATAAACTTATCCGTGGTTCAATCTTTGTATCATTTGGTATATTTGATGCAAATAGAAACACTAAAGCTAACCCATTGAACTTTGGTCAATGTTTCCGATCACCATCAATCACTACTGATGTTGTAAGAACATTAAGCGGATCTACTTCACGTGAATTAACATCTATGAATAGATATCTTCATGTTATTAACCTTCCACTTATGTTTAGACTAAACATTACTGGTATCGCTACAGCACTAGAAAAAGTTGCAGTAGATTTTCGTACTGTAAAATAATTATACATTTAGTCAAGATTAATTTCTTGGCTGATTTAAAGCACTATACAACACGCACTATTATAACACCAGTGGCATATTAGCCACTGGTGTTATATGGTCTTTATATTCATTTTAAGGTACCTAGAAGACACGATCTATTCTAATGTGATGAATTATATGTATTTGACATTTAGACGTTATATGTGAGCTATTGACTTTGATTCAATATCAAATATATAATATTAATATAGAAGGAATGAGTAATATTAATAAAAGTGAATAACAGCTGAATTCATATTTAATAATATTCATAACTTACTATTTAAATAAAAGAAGGCATACATGAATACATTACCGTACAATGTGAATAGTTTTGTAAGTCTAGAAAATGACCGTGAGGATAATGTATATGCGCACTATGTGCCGTATACAGAAAATGTTGGATCAGTTAGAAATAAAAATGATCTATATTTAAATTGTGATTATAAGTTAACTTTTATTAGCACTATAGGACCTGATATAAAAGTAATTCATAAGCGTAACATTGTGAGTGAGATAAGAGAAGATAGTAGTTTAAAATCTTTGATTGGATCTTATGTTAAAGGTCTATCTGGTAAAGGGATTTATATAATTGAAACGTATACATTAAATGTCTTTAATAAAGATAAATTAGATAAAATTATTAATAATCTTGCTAATGCCGATGGTGTAGCACTAACCTCTGATATTATTAAAGATATTTATGAGCAATATTCTAATAAGAAGCCTAAATATAGCCTAAGTATCCCGATCAATATAAGATTTATATCCTTTGTACCAGAAGGACCACTTCGTGAATATGGATCTCTGTATGTAAGACAGTATGATATTGTTTTAACAAGTAATAGTTATGGTGCACTACCAGAGCATCCGAACTCACAATTTAAAATAAATCTATCTCATAAGGATAGAGTTAATGGGATTCCATCAAATGTATTAACTTTAGATATTACAGATAATGAATCTGTATTAAAAGAAACTAATGGTAGTAATAAGAAAGGTACAAATTACTTTATGAAGATTGGTAATGGTGTATATAGATTTGTATCTACTAGCGATGGTGTAACTCCTAGTGGCGCAGTTATGGCTATTAAACATCAATATAGTGACCTACCAGAAGTAATCAATATAGATAAGGCTGATTTTGAAAAATATGGATTATATAAGGATCGTGATTTAGCTATTTATAATGGAGATAAGAAAGGGCTACTAGAAGACAGGAAATTACAATTAGAATTAGATAAAATATCTAATGATAAAGCTAAATTACATAGAGAGATAAAAACATTAAAAGATGATAGAAAATCTTATAAAAAGGAACTCAAACTCAGGAATGATAAGTTGAACTTAGAACGAAAAAAGTTAGAGCATGAGCTTATTAAGATAAGATGGAGCATGAATTAGAGAAAATGAGGATGGATAGGCAAATGTTAAGAAAGAAAGCTGCTATGGAAATTATTTCTAATAGTTTTAAACTTCTTAGTCTGGAAATAGACATGAGTAGAGACCGACAAAAATTTCTATTAGAACAAAGTAGGTTGGATAATAAATTTAAATTGGATAATTCATTGCTTAAAGCCAAATTTAAATTGGATAGTGATCTTACTAAATATAAGTTTAACAGGGAGGACAAGTTAGCAAAGGAGAAGTTTATCAGAGAAGATAAAATAGCAAAGGATAAAAATCGTCGTGAAAATATTAAGAATACTTTTGACACTGTATCTAAGGCAGTTAATACTGGTATCAATATAGGAAAAGAATTTCTATAGTAATAAAAAGGAAAACATATGAATGCAATTTTTGCGAAAATGATAGACGAAGTTGCACCGAAAGTTAATAAGAAGATAACTGATGGTGTTAATGCAGACATACTTAAACTATGTCCTACCTATATTAATAGCATAATTATGTCTGGTATGCGGTCTATAAATACAGATATACCATTAGTGTACCACGGGTGGCGCAGGTTGACACCTAAAGAAGAATTTGAAAAAATATATTCTGGTAAAAATAATAGAGTGAATTATGATATAGCTATAAGTTATTTATATGTTATCGAATTAAGATTTTCTTATAGAGGTGAACCAATTGTAAGACATATGTATCTTCCTTATGCCTCAGAAGGTAATATTATGAAAATATCTAGCACGCCATATAATATTGTATCTATTATGTCAGATACAGTAATATCACCAACGCATAAAAATATCTTTGTAAGATTGCATAGAGCTAAATTGATATTTGAAAAGACCGATAGAAATTTCTTATTAAATAATATTAAAACTCCAGGTCAAATTATCTATTCTGATATATACAAAACAAATAATAGGAATATTGAAGATAAGTTAGGTACTGTAGTGCCACCCGTATGTCTTTATATATTAGGATTTTATGGACTAGTTAGATCTCTTGAAAAATATGCAAGTGTAAAAGGTGTGCAAGTATTAACAGGTGATGCTAACTATTTAATGGAAACACATAGAGTATATGCGTCTACTAAATTAAAACCTAAAGATCTAAATGAAAGTTATTATACTGGTCATGATTTGAAAATAGCTATACCTAATGCTGCTATAGATAATAGTAATAGAGATTTTATAGATAATTTTGTATTTAGTATTATGTATACTATAGATATATTTCCAGATGATAGTGCCGATGATTTAGTTTATGTAATCAATTCTAATGATCTAAAAAGTGAAAAGTTATTTTGGAGAGTTCTATTAGGTAAGATAGTATTTAAGAATAGTTTTTCTATAGATAAGATTATAGCTGATATTAATGATCATTTTACAACGCTTAATAGTTATATAGACGCATTACTTAAAACAAAGTTAGAAGAGTCGGGTGTAGTTATAGATAACTTTTTTGATTTAATAGCTATCATTGTAAGTAATTATAATGGCTGGATAATCAACAGTAAACTTTATAATAGTGATCTCAATAATCGTTATATTGATGTTTTGTATTACTTAATGTACGATATAGTAATTTCTGTTAATAAAGCTTTATTCGATATTAATAGGAAATATAATAAGAATAAAAAAGATCTGTCATTTTTAGAGATAAATAAGATCTTATCAGACATTGGTCTCAGAAAAATTTTTTCGATTTTATCAGGTTCGATTTTGTCTAAATAAAATAAATAAAAAAATAGGTAGTGATATACCTTATTTAGACAAGAGCCCTTCACAGTAGCGATATTGTGATTGCATCTATCTAATTGCGGGAAATCCTTAAAGCCAACAAGTACGACTTATACATAGAAATATAGTATAATACCTATGGAGTAATGTTTCCAATAGGCATCGTAAAAACCTTGTAGGATATGTAGGTAATCGACGCAGCGAAGCACCTTAAACAGTGAGAACTATCTACTTGATGTAGAGTGTGTGAGTTCAACGACTATCCCTGACGGGAGTAGCGCCAAGTGGTGGGGTATGATCCCCTTAAAGACGAAATGGTAGACATCTCTAGTAGATGATGATATAGTCTATTCTAGTATGAGAGTACTAGCTGATTGGTTATACTTATGACATAAAGTATTATAAATAAACCAATCGTGGTTAGAGTAACGATCTAATCAGAATACCAAGGGACTTAACTTATGTCTTATGCCGGGTGGCGATTCTTCACCTGATATTAAATACCCAAAAATAACTAGCGTGTTATTAGATCAGAGTAACGGCGTAGGTGTTAAAAGAGCTAAAACATCTAGCTTACCAGAAAGTATGAGGTTTATTAGAGGTACAGACCTTTATGTTGGTTCTATTCTATTCCTACTTAAGAGTTCTAATAGTCCGCGTTATAAGAAAAATATTTATATGGATTATAATGAAAATACTGGTAGGGTTATAATGTCTAATGACATGGTACATATTACAACTAAATTAGATAAATTATTAACAAGTAAAATAGGGAGAGAAATTGTTAAAATCAATGTGCTCGGAGAAGAAGAAGAAGTGGATGACTGAAGTAAAATTAGTACGAAGTATTTTACATAATATTAGTACTGGTTGTGATAGAAGTGATCCTAGTTCGTATGAACGTATAGTTACAAGTCGTAAATTATTACAAATGAATAATAGCAAGCTTATAGATGAGTTATTAAAAATGGATAATCCAGAGGATTTCTTAAAATTGATTCTAGAGTAGATGAATTGATTCTAGAAAGAATCAAGTATATAATATTAAAATAGTGTGTAATGCGCAAACACATCAAATATATAAAAGGAAAAAACATGTATAGAAATATGAATCAACAACAGCCGGCATATCCTGTTGAGCAACAAATTATGAGTGCATCGCCACAATCATTACCACAGGCAAATGCAGTTCAGTACGCACAACCAAACATGTCATTGCAACAACTACAGCAACAACAACAGTATCAAATGATGCAACAAGCTCAGGCTATGCAACAAGCTCAGGCTATGCAAAATCAAATTATGCAGCAACCAGCTCCACTACAAGGTTTTGGTACACCAGTTACCAATGTAATGCCTATGCCAGAATCTCCAATAGTACAAGCTACAAATAGATTTAGTCAAAATGTTGAAGTAGCAAAAGAAATGGCGACACCCGCTCAAGTACAAGGAACACCATGTACAACACAGCAACCAGCGCCTCCTACGAATAATGTTTCAGAAATAAAAATATACCCAATGCTAGGAAATGAATTTGAGCCACTAACAACAGAAAATATTCTAGTTGAAAAACAAGTACAGGGTGATAATTATAAATACGCTATTATGGGTAAACTTGATGATACTATTTTGAAATCAAAAGAGTTTGCTGCGGATGAAATCATTCCGATGGATGATCCAATAACACGTAGGTTATCTAGAACCCTATTGGTATATAAAATGAAAAATAAAGTAGAAACTGAATCTATAGATGCAACATTTCAAACAGTTAGTCTATTAGAATATTTACCAATAACTGATGATAGATTTTTATTAAATGGTATGATTGCTTCTACTAATAATTTAAGTGAATTAGCAAGTACACTATTGGTTAAATATCGAGGTGTTGATTCAGAAGAAGATAAAATTTATCTTGAAGCAGTAAATGAGTATCTTACAAAGGCTGTTATGTTAGTAATTAAACTATGTTTAAACGAAACAGAAAAGATTAGTTCGTTTATGGACGATTATAAACTACTATTAGATACTTATGAAAATGCATTTATTAAGATGCCGGGTGTGGCTAAGCGATATAAATTTAGCTTAGAAAGCATCTTTACTGACCTGCAAGCATCTATGGATATATACAATATAATGAATGAGGATTTAGCAGAAGAGGAACCTACTACTTCTTTTAAAAATTTTAAAAGAGGTATCATAATAGACCCAGTTGTAATTATGGTTTTAAATACCAATTCACAGTTAGTAAAGGCAACAAATATACTTTCTGTATTTAAAGATATGGAAGGAGTTAAAGCTATACGTGAAGATGTACTACCTACATTACATCGCTTAATAGATCAAGCATATGAAACTGGTTATACTAAATTGGTCCTGATCGTAGGTGATGCTACTTTCATTGTTAAACGAACAGTATCAGACTACTTCACTATAAGTAAACTATGATATATCACTAGTAGCATATTAGCTACTAGTGATAATTTAAGCAACTATTAAGAAGAAGTTTTTTTATTTTTTTAAAAAATTAATAGCTGTAAGCGTATATACATCTAAACAAATACCGTTAAACCGTGAGATCATCTTCTGTATCGCCGCTATCATCACCTGTGTCACCATCACCACTATCACCGGTATCTGTATTGTCATCATCACTAGTATCACCAGCATCAGTAGTATCATCCGGAATATCACCTTCAGGATCTCCTTCATCTTCTCCACCGGTATTGTCCTCATTGGTATCATCTGCTGTACCATCTCCTTCCTCATCAATTTTATCTAATTTCTTATTTACATCTTTAACAAATTTACCTGTCTTCTTAAAGAATGGTATAAGTAGTTCACTAAGAATACTAGTGTAATCTTGATATTCATCTAATAAATCAAATTTAATTTTACCTTCTTCATTCCTGGTCATAAACTCAGTTATTTCAGGAAAATAGTTATTATCAACCATCCATTTCTTAATTAATATAGTTTTCATAACTACTTTAATACCATCTATCTTACCGCTCATATCGCCTATAAGTTCATCTGGCAAAGCGTCACTGCTCATAACTAAATCTAGATAGTCATCTAGTGCACTACTATAGTCCCCGAATAGGTCTTTTACATTAGTATTATCAGTAACTTCTGGTTTAGGTAAACTAACATTTAAATTATCGATATATTCTTTGGTAAGATAGTCCACAATAATATCTTTTTTATTTTCCAATCCTAATTGAGCTATATCTGATTTAAAATTTTTTATTAGTTTGGTGTAGTTACTCTCTATCAAACCTTTTATTTTATTATAAATTCTAGGATCGTTATAAATAATCTTTCTAGTATAAGATTGAACTTGTGGTATCAATATATTTTGTAACTGCATAACGCGCTTAGATAGTAATATATTCTTTGCAACTACTGTTGTAGCGAAATCTGGATCGTATCCACTTTTAACTAACTCTTGTGTTAAACCAAATGACATAATAATATGTTCTTGTATCATATTATCTAATTCGTCATCTGGGATTACTTTACTTGTATTAGTGTCTGTAGTTGTTATATCCATAGCTGGTAGACGTGGGTGTTTAAATTTAAATACAAAACCTACCTTATGCGCCCAATCAACTAGGTCGTCGATTTTAGTAACTCCTAGAGGCAATTGTGTTTGTCTAGTTTTCATAGCTTCAGAAATTATTTTTTCTTTAGTACCATCTGGATCGATATCATCATCATCCAACTCAGCAGAAACTTCAGTAGTAGTGGTACTATTTTTTATATTCGCCATTAGTTTAGTAAATAGAATAATACTTCTTATACTAAATAGCATAGTTACTTTTTCCAGCATGCTTTTACCAGTACCATTATCTCTATAATCAAATGCGAAATATTCTAATAGTTGTTTTGGAATATATAATAATTTAGTTTTCTTACCATCTAAAGCACGGAATAACATAGTTTCATATATATCGTCAGCATCACTTAAAGTAGCTAATGATCCGTACACTCCAGTTTCTAATCGTTTTTTAAGTTTATTTTCAATTAGAGTATTATAAATTTTTTTAATATCTTTTAATTTAGGATCTTTCTTTATAATACCTTTTAAAGCTTTTTGTGTCTTCTTTATAATATCCAATTTATTATCAGTACTACCACTATTTAGAGATCCATTTAACACTTCAGTATTAGATAAAGCTTTCTGTGTATTTTTTAGAGGAGCACCATTATCGTCAAGCATAATAAAATATCCCAAATGATCAGTATTATCATTAACACTATGCACCGGGATAATAGATTCAGGAGATAATTTAAGTATAAGTGGTTTACCTACATTTTCTCTAATAGTTTCATCAGAAGTTTTAACTTCAAGATAAGTAGCCTCTTTATATGAAGTTGTTCTAAATAGGCTATCCAGGCCCATTTTATTTTCCAATTTCTTCATTTTTTCTTTTACACTCATATCGACATTTGCTTCTGTGCTAATATTAAATATATCATCGATTTTACTATTAACTTTACGCTTAAATACTTCATTTGCTACTAGACATGTATAGTCATCTGTGATGTCCAATACATCATTTTCTAAATATTCTAATTTTATTTCTTCATTACCAAACGTATAAGATTCAGTGGATAATTTATCAGACGCACTACCTAATAATCCTTTACTCTTTTCTGATTTTTGAATATATTTAGCCACATCCATATCTTCATGTGATGCATATATATCGCTGTTTATGATTTCATCTAATGCAGATTCTGGTATGATGGCCTCGGCGTAACAACCTTTAGTAAATAATGCTTCTCTTATAATAGTTGGTAATTTAGCATTTATGTCATATTCTTTTAACATGAATGTTTCGATTTCATTTAGGATAGTATTATTTATATCTATTGGTATGTTCAATTCTGGCTTAACATATCTTAATTTACTTTCAAGCATGTCATTAGGTGCCAGTATACTAGAAGTTAATATTTGTATCGATAGCTCAACATCCGGAAATAATTGTGTGATATCTTCATTATTCTTGATTCTATCAAGTACACTATTTCCTATATCACTAATATTACTAGCGTTATTACCCATATTGTAACCAGAACTTTTTCCTGGTTGTGTTAATTTACTGAATACAGCTTCAGCTTCAGCATTTTTCATAATATACTTTGGTATTTTAGCAGTTGGTTTTTTCATTATAGCTCCATTCATTTTAAGGATATTCATATGTATACATTACAGCAATACGTAGATGACAATATAGTATTGGCCAAATCTATGGTCATAAAATTAACCGATATAGGTGAGCAAATAAACAATAGTTTAAAAGCTTTATTCAATATAGATATACCCTCAGATAAACATGACTGGAAATATTTTTTAAACCTTTCTGGTCAGCCACATTCTACTAATAGTAGAGATATTAAAATAAACATATTAGAACTAAATCAGATAAGACCATTTAATATAGACACATTAGATAAATACCCAGACACAAGAGCTTCTCTTACAGGATTTAGTAACTATTATAATGAATTAATATATAAGTATCCTAATGATATAGCATATATAAATGGTTGTATAAACCCTGTTAATATCGATGTAGCTATATCAGCCCCAGAAGGTACTATCTTAACTTATGATGATACACTTGTTGAGGAACAAGAATTATCGATAATTAGGAAATTAGAAAAATTCATTATAGATTATCTTGCAAGATGGCATCTTAAAAATTATATGGTCTGCGATGAACTTTATATGTCATCTATGTTAGCTACCTTATATGGTGCGATACCTAATAAGTTAATGAATATAAGATTAGCCAATGCTAGATCTAATGAAGCTCATAGCTTCCATGTAGAACATTATTTTAGATCGAATTTTAATTTATGGGATGATGTGCAAGTATTGAATAAAGAGTCACTCTGGTGGCTTTATAACAATCTAGATTACATCATCAAACATGGAGGTAGAGAGAGCACAACTGATCTTATATTAAATAAAATTTTTAATGTAAATAATATTGGCGTCGGCAGGATTATGTTAGGTTTCCAAGATGCTACACTTAAGAAATCTCCTACACTAGATGAATCAGTTTATAATAATTCTACTAGCAATATTATTTCTATAAAAGCAAATGACAGTTACTTTATGAACAATAACAAAACTAGAAGTATTCAAACTTTTATAGACACACAATTAGCTAGTAAACAAATAACATCTGACTTATTTAAAAATGATCCATTTTACACTGATATATTTAAAGAAAAACTAAATGGTAAAAATGATGTATTAGAAAATACAAAAACATTTGATATTAATCCAGTAGTTTTATTAGATATATACGGATTAGATCTTTTTGAAACCATTGTTGATATATGGGCACATAAAGCTTATAATGACCAATATTTAGCTTTACAATATTTTACCGACCCTAACACTAACGCGAGGTATACTTTATCGCCTAAGCAAGGTTTCTTAGTATTGATTAAAATGATCGCTATGTTATATGGTGACACTAATACGACTATAGATGATTACTATTATAATAATGTGATATCACCTTCTTATGATAAGTCTACATTAATAAATAATTTATTTACTACAGAAGATTTATCAGATATAGCAGACGTTATATTAGCTAATGTTCCTAATACAGTATTTATTTCCACTAACGCTAAGTTTACTACTTATATTAATGATATATTAAAACTTTTTGTAACGGTTAAACTCATTGATTCTAATATAGAAGATTTATCCATTTCTACGGATATAAAAGCAATTGCAAATCGCTTAGCACAACGTGGAGTTATAAGTATATCCAAAGGTAAGACGATAGATGAATTACTAATGGCAGAAGGTATAAATATAAGTATGCCTGGGATATACAATCCTAAGTTAACTATTGCTGAACTACTATTAGTCTTTACAGGTATGAATGTCGACATATATCAAAAGTTTACAGATATTAATGACCACTATATATCAATATTCAATAAGTTAACATCTTATACAACACAGATAAATTATACGTCAGATGGTGCTAAATCGTTATATTCTGAATATACTACTATGTCTGTTAACCATATCACTAAAGGTGTGATAACAACTGAAGCAGCACATGGCTTCCCGTTGGAACAAGAAAAAACTATAGTTAAAGGTATGGGTAATAACTTTAAAGATAGGTTAGATGGGTTCATACTAGATAATACAGATAATATATTTGTATATGATGTATGTGGGATAACCGGCATATGTGAAATATATTCTATGCAAAAGGATATACTGGCAGAAGTAACTCAGCCTAATGTTTATGTGGAAGTACTTAGAAATTGTATACCGTATTATAGCCCTAGTGTTGATGTTGAGTCTAATACATTTAAAGAAGAAATATCTTATAAATGGATAGATAATACAGAAGGATTACACTATGCTAATTGCAAAATAGGAGGGTTAGTAATTATTGATCAGCAACAGAAAAATTTAGTAGGCAATGTAACAGAACCTAATGTAATAGGTGAAGTTCTACAAGAATGTATACCGTATTATAGTCCAGAGATAGTATCTGCAGCTAACGACTTTAAAGACAGTACCCATGGAAAAATAGTTAATACTAATACTATTAAAAATGTATCTAAAGTTGTTATAGATCCAGTTATAGCGTATACAGGAGATAATACTACAAATCAACCTACAGGAAATGCTACTGTGCCTAATATAATTGCTCAAATAGATATTTAACATAACTACTATTAGCCACATATGGCTAATAGTAGTTAAAGATTACTTCGTATCATCATAGCATGTAACATAGCTTTTACAGTATTAGTAGAAACTACACCAGTAGCATAGTTTGCTAGTACTTTTTGACTAACAGAACCTTGGCTTATTAACAATTTAGTCATAGCATCTTTACTGCCTAAATCACCACCACGATCTTTCATAAGTTCTTGAGCACTCTCTTTAATACCCATACCAACTAATATTTGTAATTCAGGTAAAGTTAATTTGCTAGCTTTACTTTCTCCAGTAACTTGACCAGTTAATAGATCTATTGTTTTATCATCCTTAGGAATAGATATTTTTTTAGTTAAGATTTGGCTAGCACGTCTTGTTGCTATATTAAGAACTAAATATTTATTTGGTGTAATGTAAGGATGTTTTTTAGCAAATCGTAAACGTTGAAATACTGGCTCACCTAACTCCTCTACTATTTTCATACATTTTTTAGTGTCTAATTTAATATCAGATCCATTAGGTGCAACGACAGATAATTTAATTTTTCTATCTCTTAGATCTCTCATAAAGTTATCAAAATCTTTATTAGACATATTTTTAAATATAAGATCTTTATATAGTTTCTTATTCTTGGTACCAGCTATCTTTTCTATATAAGTAAGTATAGTTTGTTCAGCTTTTTTTCTATCGGCCATTGGGATTCCTTATATATGATGTAATATATTACATCATATGATTTAAAACATTATTGGTATACATATATTGGTAGGTGTCTTAATACCTAAGTATTTTACACGATATGTTTCACGATCAGACTGAGTTATCGTATATGTTGGAATAGGACTAGGTGTAGTGAATACGTCCTTAGGAGTACCAAGATTTAATAAACCAGCTAATTGATTCTTCTTATCTAAAACACCTACTTCCGGTGAATCTACAATTGTTTTCCATACATTATTACTACCATTACTTGCTAGTCCGTGCATAGTTACAACTTGGTGTTTATTAGATATGTCCTCTTTAACTGTAGGTAATTTAAATATAGTTTCTAAAGGAAGAACGGCATCACTTGCTTCTTCATTCATAATACTACCACCACCAACTCTATAACCCCACACATCATAACTATTACCCTTTAAGTTTTGATCTATATATTCAAGTTCAGGTATGAGTATAATATCCATATACACTTTATCATAATATGCACGCATATAGTTATTAGTAACAGATGATGTAAATGATGTTAGAAATATAAATCTGTAATCTTTATTCTTTTTATAATAATTAGTATCAACAATGGTATTATTAGCGTCTTTACGACTTAAAACTAAAGGTGAATAAGTACTTGTTTTTACTTCTCTTCTGCTTATTAATGTATCACTAATGCTCATTAACGGTAAGGTCTCTTTAATAGTGATAACTAAGTTATTCCCTGTTAATGTTTGTTTTTTGCTTTCACTAACAGCTAACTCTACTTTACGTGTCTGAAAGTCTGGTTTTTTATATATCATCTATTTATCCTTCAATTTTTTAAATATCAAGAAAAATGTTATTAGTTATAAAGTATGGTAAAACTATTTCTTTCATAAGAGTAACCCAGTCTTCAATGTAACCATCATTTGCAATAAACGGCAATACGTTATTTATAATATTACCACTAACACTTCTGTACACTAATAACTCGGTTATAAATAATCTATTTATAATTATCCTCTGCACTACTTGGTTCTTATTATAGATTGATTTAATATCAGGATTATTCAAAAACTTTTTACTGTGGTCTTTATTAGTAGTTGCTATATGGTCAGCTATTAGCTTAACCAAATTAATATCTCCCGATGCTCTGGGTTCATTATATAAATCCATAACATTAACTATTGGTATTGGTTTTTCTTTCTTTTTTGTAACTTTATTAACACTCATAAGTATCTCCTAATTTAGTATTTTCTTTTAGCCAATTGAAATGTCTAATAACTTCAAAATTCTTATGCTTAGCGGCTATCTCATGCATAATAGTTATTATATTTTTATATTTAGCATCGGTAGCTAATTTATTAACTACTTTAATTTCTGCACTCTGTATTAAAGGTCTAGTAGTTTCGGTTTGTGTCACACCACTCATGTGAAAACATAGTCTTTCTAAATAGTAAAAGTAAGTCTCTATTAAGGTATCATCCTTAACATTTAAATTGAATTTTAACCATTCCGGATCCATTGTACACCAATTCTTAAGCTTCATTCTATTTACCTTGACAATCTTGATCTTGAAAATCTTTATTTGCAATATAATATTTATCATACTCTGCATATAGCTCGTCAAATGATAAATCATTATTATTAGAAAATATTCTACAAATATGAACATTATCTTCCTCACCATTTATCACTTTCATATAAGTTCCATCTTTATAACCGTTATCTTGTCTAAATATATTAAGTACATTCTTAATAATGTATAAAGTATATAATTCATCTATATCCATATGTATACTATTCATAACTTTAGCAAAATTAAATATTAATACTCCTATACTGTATGGTCTAATAAAAGTTACCTCAAGAAGACCTTCTAAGCATTCTACAGTTTCTAAATAATCTAGCGGACCAGTTTTCTTTTCAATATGTTCAGATAATAAATCAGAGCACATCTCTTCAGTTATATTTGTACCTGCTATCTCAATACCCCTACTCATAATGAAATGCCAAATATCAACAACTTCTATTTTAAGATTATCCCAATCTACAGCACCGTCTAAATTCTTCCAATGCTTATAAGTATCGCTACTGTCTATGGCCTCAGCTATTTCTTGTCTAATATATCTTAACCATGTTATTTTTCTACCATTAGTAGTTCTACCTTCAGGCCAATTTTTACCACATGTTTTAACATTAAGTGCATCTTGTAATGCAACCATTTCTCCTATTTTAGAATTCATCTTATTTATCCTTTTTTGTTATATTTAATTTTTTTCGTAGATCTTCTGGGTACCAATAAGGTATATACTCACCTTTTCTCATTTTAAGTAAATCTATAGTACTTAAGAAAGGTATAACATTTTTATCATATTGATTAGGTATCCAAAATCCTCTAGTGTTTAATAATAAATCCCAATCATAACCCATAGTTTTAAGATCGTCATATAGTTCCTTAGGAGTACATAATAATCCATTTTCACGATATAAAGGTTTAAATACACTTAATTGTAACATTTCACTAGTAATGTTAATAGCCCTTCTTAGACTACTATCTTCTTCAGTTTTTTTTCTAATTGTTGTCCTGCCTAAGTTAACTTCAGGATATATATCTAAATGATAATGAACTAAGCTACCATCTATACCATATCTATTATTACTTTTAATATAATGGAATTCAGTCAAACTAGGTAATACACCCTCATTTTGGCTAACTACTAATTCAATAGTAAATCCACTAGCGCCACCTTTATTCCTAAGAGCAGTAAGCTTAACAATATTCAATTCTGTTTCACTAGCATCATCTTTAGATCTAGGATATTCTGGTAGTCTAGTAGATTGATTTTTTAATACTCTAGCTGTATGAGCATACCATGCTATGTTAGTTAAGAAGAAAAATTTAGGACCAACTCCTTTAATAGCATCATCCTGCTTCAGATATTGTAATTTTTTAGTGGGTTGATTATACATAGCTGGGCCGCTAGCCATATTAATCTTTTCACCAATATGTGCTGTTGTTAAAAAACATATATTAGCTTTATTCCCTAATGTAGGAATACTACTTAGAAACTTAGTTTTAAATAAACCTTGTTTCATAAACGCAGTATTAGTTTTACTATCATCTATATCTTTACTCATAAGCGAGCTTGTGGAACCTGGTTCAAATTCAGTAAGACTATCTATTTCAGCAAATGTGGGTATAATCAATTCTAATGGTTTTTTTGTATACGGGTCTCTGAATGCTGTAAAAATCATTCTAGTATTTTTAGATTTAGCTTTTTCATCTGCATATTTATTAATATCGTTCACCCATTCATCTGCATTCTCTAAAGATTTATCAGTTATATGCCAAAGTGCATTTTCTCCTAAGATTACACTATTCTCATCCATATTAACAAATGGTTTAGCTAGCATTGATAATCTGTCTAGAGATACATTAACTTCGGTATCATATGTAGTCATAGCAGTTGGTGTGGAATATAATAGTTTATCAGCTGCTGACAACATTATATAGTGTGTTAAAGTGCTTTTAAATGAGTTACCTGTACCAACTACTGCCGACATGCCCCCAATACTTATACCACCATTAACCACGGTCTCCCCGTTTTTACCTATAACAAAATTTGCTGTTGGTATATCCATTAGAGCACCTATATTAATAGACACCTTAGGTAATGTCCTTGTTTTAGTATTAAATTTTAACATTTATATTCCTTTAATTTATTTCATCAAGTAATACATGTATAGTATAAATTATTTGTAATTTAACGAAAGCTAATTTATTCTAGTTTAGTATTATATGATAATATTTAATTTTAATTCTATTTCATTTAACATATGGAGTTAAAAAATAATACACACAAAAGGAAACAAAATGGATAAGATAGAAACTAGGCATGAGTCAGTGGTAAATAGTTTATATAAAAGTATATGTTATAAGTTAAGTAATGATAATAAAATTAGAATGTTCACTAAGGATCAATTAGATAAATATCTATTATCTAATGAAACATATAATACTATATTAAATAATCTACAACATACACAAAATAAAGAAGACTACCCGGTATTAGACTATGTAGATAATGGTAGAAATGAAATATATTTAGACCATTTAACTATAGATACTAAATCGGGCATATTGAAATTAACAGGTTCTAAAGTATGTAGTGTTTGTAAAAAGGAATTACCTTTAACAGATTTTGGTAAAACTGGTGTTAATAGTAGATCAGCTACCGGTAGACATTCAGCCTGTAAGAAATGTATTAGATTAAAAATGAAAGAGCCTAAACAACTATTATCTTTTATACATAGATATTTAGATAAAAATCCTAAAATAGATTTAAAATTTACTAGAGAAGAGATGTGGGATAGTTGGTTACGACCGGATAGTGAATTTATGAAGTTATATAACGCATGGGACAAAATAAATATAAATGATACTCCGAGAATAGAACTCATTGATAAAACTAAACCTTATACATTAGATAATATAAGGCCAATCACTATGAGAATACTTAAACGATTAGCTAAAGAATCCACTACTAAAGTATGTCAAAAATGTAAAAAAGAATTACCTAAAGAAGCATTCTCTATAAATAGTAAAACTAAAGATGGTAGAGATACTACTTGTAAACAGTGTACTATAAACGAAAGTAGAGATTTTCATAAGTTAGGATGGCGTATGTATAATGGTATGGTTGGTCGTAGTAAACGTAGAGGGCATGCGTTACCGACATATGATAAATATGAGTTTCAAAAATGGTTAGAGAACCAACCTAATTACAAAACACTATACAATAATTGGAAAGAACATAATTGGAACGAAAATTATTCTCCTAGTATTGACAGAATAAATAATTATATAGGTTATACTTTAGATAATATACAATTAACTACACGGGAAGCTAATAATGGTAAAGAGAGAATTCCTGTTTTACTATATGATAAAAGGGGCAATCTCTTAAAGTATTTTGTTAATATAAAAAATTGCGCAGAATATCTAGAGATACACCCAGTTACTATTTTTAGGAATGTTAAAAAAGGTAAATTTTACTATAATGAACATATAGTTATACCTGAAAGAATATTTTCTGAAATGTTATTAAAATCTATATTAAAAAGAGTAGTTACTATAGTAGACAATAAAGATAAAATTTTATCTATAGGTAAAAAAGGTAACATTAAAGTGTATGATAATATTAAAGATTGCTCTAGTGATACTAATGATTCTCCTAAAGCTATTAATAATATATTAAGATCCGGTAATAAAAGAAAATTTAGCAAGAATGGTTATACATATGAAAAACTAGTTAAGTAGCTAAATTCTAATATTTCTTGAATGTTCCAAAATAAAAATAAGGTTAATGTCATGACAGAAAATGTATTAAAAGAATATAGGTTAGCTATAGAGAGTTTACCTAATTTAAAACAACGAGTAGATATGTTAGAATCTTCTAATGAGAATTTAGGAGCTGTATTCAATAGTGTCTCAGGATTTATAACATCACAATTCACAGCTATATATAATACCTTTAGTAATAACAGCAGTAGATTAGAGAAGGTTAATAAAAAAGATCTAAGCGAACAAGCGAAAGACCTTATTAAAACTAAAAAAGATATAGCTAAAATTATATCTAGTAAAGAAATGGCTACTTTACATAATATTGAAGTGCCTGTACCACTAGGTATGAAAGTAGATATGCTTACTGCATCAAGTTATCTAAATACAGCAACTACTAGAATCTCTAAAAAGATATTAGTGTATATATACGAAGTAGATACATTAGTTAGTAAAATGTTAGCTGACGCTGACTATAGGAAGAAACTTAAACCAGGCAAAATGTTCTTTGAAATACGAAGTGACTCTAATGATAATTTAGATAATATAAAAGCTATCATTGATGAAAATGGTGTTAAAGATAGGATGACTCTAGATAACCTTTTACCTAACTTAAATAGTTTAAATTCAATTTTAGCTAATTTAAATAGTGCTAATAACACACTCACTTATAGTAAGGTAAAAAAAATAGCAGAATCTATAAATGAATTAAGTAGCAAAATAAATGATTTATACGAATATTATACTGATAATAAAGATCTCGGTATAACTAAATCTAGTATATCTGAATTAGCTTATGGTGTAGAAAATCTAGCAGATTATACTACTAGTAGTATAACAGTTTTCTATTTAGTTAACCAACTGAATAGTTCATTTGTCAATATGATAAAATTAATAAAATAAGGAAACAGAATGAAGTTATTCGACTTAAGTAATGAAGAAGTAGTTGCTACTGAAGCATATGTACCAAATGAAGATATGGTTGAAGAAATAACTAACCTACAGAATGAGATAGTTATGAGTTGTGAGGCTATGACTGAAGGTCTAGCTACAGTTGAAAGACTAGAGACTATGTTAGCTAGTCACGAGAATCTACCAAAGAATATTAAGTCTGATGTAGCTTATTGTAATGTAGCTACAGAGAACATCTCTATGGTATGTGCTAATATAGGCCTAACTCCGTCAGTACAAGTATCTGTAGAGTCTATAGATGATAAAGAACTAGGATCACTATCTACTGAAGATATTAAAGCTACTATACAAAAAGTAATCAATGCAATCAAGAAGATGTTCTTGAAAGTAGTAGCTAAGATCAAACAGTTCATAACTAAGCTAGTTCATAATGGTAAAAGACTAGATGCTAGATTGGATGCATTTAAAAAAATAGTAAATGATCCAAATGCAGAAGATAAGAGTAAAGATGCTGATGTAATAAAAAAATTATTAAATAAATCTTTAAAATTTAGTACTTTTATATTAGCCGAATTAAATGTTGAAAATAAAATAGATTTAGATATTAATTTTTTCACGAAAGTCGTAGACTATTCAGCACAATATAAATCTGATGACTCTATATCTATGTTTAGTGCGCCAGAAAACTTATTAAATGCTACTGGTGAAGAGGCTAAAGAAATATTTTCTGAATATGTTAAGGATGGATCTGAACTATTTAAATCTATAACTATGTTAATAAAATTTTTTAATGAAAAATTAAATGAAGACCCGTCACTTAAAGATACATATGTTAAAACTGAAAATACATATAAAACTTGTGTGCCTATAAGATTAGATAATGGTAAAATAGGCGGTACTATAACTTATTTTAATAGTGAAACAGCGCAGGTACATATGAAATATAAAACATATAACATTAATACAAAAGATGTGATTGATATGTTTGATAACGTCAATATTGAATTACCGAATGTAGATGGTATTAAAAGTTTTTTAAGTTCTATTAAAAAACCAAGCGAGGTTCTATCTAAAATTTCTAAAACAGGTGATGACGAACTTAAATCTTCTAAGGATTTATTAAAGAAACTAGAAGATACACTAAAGGATACAGATAGTGATAAAGATAAAAAATTTCAAAATTCAATGATAACGCAATCAATAGCAGAAGTATATAGTATAGTTCCTAAAGTAGTTAATGGTAATATTATTAACTATTATAATAATATGTCGAATATATTAGATTTAATTTCTACATATATTGTAGCTAAGAAATAAGTATAGTTATACACTAGTAGCTAATATGCTACTAGTGTATATAACTTTTAAATTACTTATTTCATTAGTGGAAAATAGAAAATAAAGGTTAAGAAATGTCTAAAACTAAA